CAACACCATTTGTAACTTTTCTTGTAACAAACTCTCTACCTCTTATAGGCGATTCGTGATTGAATAAAATTCCATTTGAAGCATGTATACTATAACTTTCTCTGAAGTTAACAGTCATCCAGTAGGCATACAGTTTTGATACACCATACGGGGAACGTGGATGAAAAGGAGTTTCTTCGTTCTGCAAACCGTCAACGTTTGCGTTGCCATAAAGTTCACTGGTACTTGCTTGATAAAATTTTGTAAGTGGATTTTGATTTACTATTGCGTTAAGCACATTCAACACACCCATTGCATTTACTTCAGTTGTCTGTTTGTTGAGATCCCAACTGGCGCCCACGAAACTTTGTGCGGCAAGATTGTAAAATTCATTTGGTCTAATTGTTTTTACCAGATGATTCACATTGGCATCATCTGTTATGTCGCCGGTGATTAGTTCAACCTCATTCTCTATTCCTAGGTATGTGAGGTTTGACAGATTTGGATTGCTATATCTTTTTACCAACCCATATACTTTATAGTCTTTTTCTAATAGATGCTTGGCCAGGTAAGGACCATCTTGCCCTGTCATTCCTGTTACAAACGCAATTTTCTTCATTTAATGTAATTATGTCTGCTTTAACTCGGAGGTACTTTTTTCCAGTAATCTATTTTTTGTATGTCAAAGGATGTGTTAACACGGAAATCATTCCTAGCAGACGTGCCGTGGAGTTTTCTTTTGCCTTTGAAATGGTCCATGTACATTCCCAACTCACTGTTGATGAAAACATGATGACCTTTGACCCCTTTGTGATATCCTATGTCGTTCACTTGTATATTTTTTTCTGTTCTGTATATTTTTGACAAATGCCAGAACACGTACGAATCGTGCCATTCGAGAATTTTGAATACATCACCTGCCTTGTAAAGTTGTTCCCAATCGTTTATAAAGTTCTGTGTCTCCGGATGTTTAAGATTGTATCCCACGAATCCACACTCCGGATAAACACCACCGTCACCCAACGTTGGGTTCTCTCTGCCTAGGTATGTCAGCATGGTTTCTTTTGGTAATAATTTTGAGAAAAAATCTAATGGCACAGGTCTGAAAGTGAAGGTGTCTGCATCTATCCACAGCACATAATCGTATTCGTCGGAGTTACGTACTGCATTGACCACACAAAAAACTTTGTTTGCGAATCTCACAGCGTCCCAAAGAAAAGAATCTTTATCTTTATCTAGCCCTTGCAAGTTGGGAGATCTTCTCACACCACCCTCAATCTGTTTTATTTTTCCATTTGCGGTTGGGTCGTCCTTGTACTTGTCTTTGAATTTGAATAGTTCCGGCTCTGCTTGTATTAGGTCAACACACATTATTCTACCGTCAACATCTTTTGGTTGTTGTTCTTCACAATACAGAAATATATCTACCTCAGGCGGAAATTGTTCGGCCATGGAGTGTATTCCTCGTCTAGCAAAGGATTCCCAAGTACCTGGTTTGTAAGATGTTATGACTTTTATTTTCATTTAATCGAGATATTTAAGTAAGTCCGGTATATTAATTTTAAAATTTATTAGATCACTGAGCCTCTTTATACCATTGGGTTTCTTGCCACCTTCCAATTTTATTGGCACTGTGTCTGCTAGATATAGTTCGTGTTTTAATCCTAGGTGGTGTGAAAGTATTGGATAGACTTTTTTATGGATCATTTTGGTGTCTTGTATTTCAATTACTTTTGTTCCTGGTTTACACCAAAGTAGATTGACCAATCCTGCCCCATGAGCCGCAACAATGTGTGTTGCTTCTGCAAATGTTTTCATTTGTTCTCGTATTGTCATTGTTTCTAATACAACTGTTTCCCACCCTTTCAATGCCAACAACAGTTCGTCCGAATTTGTCATTCTTCTTGTTTTTGCTCCTGGACGTAGCACCACAATCTTTCGATGTGGTTCTTTGTCCTCTGAACCATGGAGACCTTTGAAGTGTCTCAGCCATGGTGCTAGGTGAGGAGTAATCACTCCATCCTTTGTATTACTTGCACTGGGCACTAGCAAATGTTTGAACTGCCACGTCTCGTTTTTTGGCATGACCAGTACTTTTATTTCAGGAAACAATTCCTCAATTACTTTCTTAAAATATCTACTCTCGTTTGCCAGCACGTAGCAGTATTTTGTGAAATCTGTGGACCAGCGTTTCTCTAATAGTCGGAATTTTGATATCACATCAATCCATATGTGCCATGGGTTGTTCACGCTCTCCTCATCAATGGGCAACCACACGTACATATATTTCTCATGGAAGTGTTGACTGACAGGTGGCAGATCCGCTTGTACCATATCACCCCATTGCTTCCAGAGTTTGTGTGTCTTGCCTGGTTTGTTTTTGCGTTGATCGGTGAGACCCCAGATGTAATTGGTTATCAATTTCTGTTGATAGGTCACTAGTAAAGGACAACTATGAACTTTGCAGTCGTGAAATTCAGCAACGAAAGTTGGTAAACTTGTAAAGTTTGGATCAATATTTTCGTGATATGGTACGCTGTAGTTGTAACTGGTATCTACAGTCTCCCATTTTTCCAAAAAGTATTTGATCGAATCAATGTTTTTCATGTTTGCATTTTGTGAATAACTACACTATAATTATAGCACTATGCCCTCTAATCTATTCATTAATGGTTGTTCGTTCCTTACCACCAGACCAAGGGACAATATACACACCCACTGTGGAATGGAACTGGCGAAACTAATGGAACTGGATGTTGCAGTCAGTCTAGCCGGGGGAGGTAGGGGATCAAAAAGAATGATGTGGACTACCAGAACGTGGTGTGAGAAATTTCCTGAACAAGCAAAAAAATGTTTTTTCTTAATAGGGTCAAGTGGCGGGAATAGATTTGATTATCCCACAGGAGACGGATACAAAGCACACAAATTCCCAACAATGAAAACTACTTGGAAAACATGGGATCCGAATAGGGACGAACACACAAAAAATTTTACAAAATATCTATTCAAAGCAGGGATGGATTTAGACCAAACTACACAGATAGAATCAATACTGGCGTTGTTGGATTTACAAGACTATTTCCAAAATAAAAAATATCCATATGTGTTTTACAACACACTGTCTGACGCAGATATAACCAACGAAGACATAAAGTTCATGTTTGATAAGATAGATAAGAAAAGATTTTTTAAACCAGATACCAGTCATATGGATTACACAGTTGCGAACAAACAAGAATGCAAACCCGGAGATCCACATCCTAGCACAGCAGGACATATGGACTGGGCAGGACAACTTAAAGAGTTTATAGATGCTAACAATCTACGCACCGTTTAGTAACAAGAACAGTAAGGCATGGGAAGTGTTCAACGGTGTTGAGAAATCGTGGCCGGATCAAATAACCAAGTTAGATAATGCTGTGGAAACGGATCCTGTGAGCAACAGCATGTTTTGGGGATTCGTTGGCAACAACAGAGAAATGGTCAAGAAGTTGGAGGCACGTAATCACAACTACTGGTTCACGGACACACCCTACTTTGGTAGATTCGACAATAACAATTTAAAAGCAGACAATCACTATTGGCGTGTGTGCAAGAATTCCATTCATGTTCCTTACCTAAAAGATTGTAAAGCAGACAGATTTGAAAAGTTTGGAATGAAGATTAAAGCACCAAACTTTGCCGGTAAACACATTTTGGTTTGTCCAAGTTCTACAGGTATTCACAACTACCTAGACAAACCAAACTGGACAAACGAGACCATAGAACAGATTAAAAGATACACTGACAGACCCATCAAACTTCGACACAAGCCCAGGGGCAGGGGTACATCAGGACCTAGTGAGGCAACGGTGCCACTATCCGAGGATCTCAAGGAAGCGTGGTGTGTGATTACAAGTTGTAGTATAGCGGCAGTAGAAGCCATGTGTGAGGGCATACCGGTGTTCTGTGATAACAAGAGTTTTGCTGTAGACGTTGGCAATGTGGAACTGTCAGACATAGAAAATCCTTACTACGGTGGACCGGAACCTTGGTTGTACAGTCTGGCATACCAACAGTTCACGCCGGAAGAGATAGAAAACGGCACAGCAGTAGAGATACTGATGGACAAAGGAATACTATGAAGATAGAAAAATTAAGTGGAGGCCTGTGGGTGCCATCGATGGATGCCCAAATAGATGAATGGCGTGAAAAAGGAAAGCCATTCATGCAGGAAACTGGACTCAATGAGTTTCTTCAATGGTGCGACAATCAACATAAAAAATTTAATCTAATAGTAGATGTGGGAGCATGGTGCGGAACATGGACATTGGCTATGCAAAAATATGCAAAAAATATACATTGTTATGAACCAAACAAAATACATTATGAATGCCTTACAAGAAATGTAGCACAATACAACCATGTTAGATTGTATAATCAAGCAGTCGGTAATGAGGATGGATTTGTTAAACTAACCGAGGAGTCTGCCACACAGAACACTAGAGTCCTAATGGAAAAAGGAGAAACAAAGATCAATAAATTAGATTCCTTGGATACAACAGGAATAGACATGATCAAGATAGATGTTGAAGGACTAGAAATGGAAGTGCTTAAAGGTGCACAAAAAACTTTAGAAAATGTTGAATACTTAATGATCGAATTGAACGGCAACAGCGAGAAGTACGGTAGCAGTAAAAAAGATATTAAGGAATATCTGCATTCGCTAGGGTTCAAGTTATTAATGAAAACATGGCCTGACCTTGTTTATTATAAAGTGTGATGTACGATTACTTAAAAAAACTAAAAGCCGAACACGATTTCATGCCAGCAAAGATCTTAGACATAGGTGCTTGGAATGGTTTCTGGACCAACAATGTTAAAAAAATCTGGCCAGCGGCAGGATACACATGCATAGAAGCAGGACAAAAGCATGAGAAGAAGTTGAAAGAAATTACTCCCAACTATCATATCGCAGTGTTAGGAGATTCAAATAGAGAAATTAAGATGCATCTAATAGAAATTTCAAAAGGTAACAAAAAGAAAATAACGTATACGAAGGGCTCTAGTGTGTTTGGTGTGTATGAAAATTACGAGTTGAGACAGATGCAAACGCTGGATGAGTTAGTAGGCAGTGATGCACAGTTTGACTTAATAAAACAAGATGTGCAGGGTGCGGAGATCATGATAATGAAAGGTGCTCCGGAGATTTTCATGAGAGCAAAGTATGTGATACAGGAAGTGAACCTACAAAAGGATGAAAATTTTCCAGACATGCCCCACGAAGAAATAATGGACAGTTACATGAGCACGTTAGGATTTGACAACAGTGAAGTTATAGACACACACGACGGATTCGACCAGGTGGACAAGATCTACTTTTAACCTCTATAAAAACAATGTTTACTATCTTTCATAAGAAATAAATTCAATGTTATTCTTTGTTCCGTTTGGTCACTTTCGTAACTATGCCAAGTCTTGCCTTGCTGTCCACAAAATATAAAAGTACTATTAGGCTTCCATTCTGCTTCTTTAACAAACGTATCTTCTTTTTGTTCTGTGTACATCTTAGTCCCCACGTTTTTTTCTGGAGTAATATATGTTACACTACTCCATATCTTCTCTAATCCTTCTTGGTGAATGTAAAACTTATAGGGTAAAGGAGGAGTAATAGACACATGAGCATTTACGGCCAAGTCTTCGAACCATCTATGATTAGTATACTTGTTACATAACTGTCTTGCATTGTCTAGAATGCTTTTGCTTATATCGTATATTTGATCATAAAAAGAAATGTTGTGAGCATCAAAATCCTTTGGGTATATGGCCACTAGTCTGTCATTGGGTACATCAAGTTTTTCACACTCCTGTCTCAGTTTAACAAATTCTTCTTGTGGTAGTGTGTTATTGATAATTTGGTGTGGCCATGGTTCGTTAATAGTTGTGCTATCGAGACATTTGTTTAAAAAATAATCTGCCGACATGTTATAAATTTCCTATCCTGTTTATCGCATGGTCTTGCCTAGATAGTAATTTTGCCTCCATGTTATTGGACCATTGTCCTATAAATTTTCCTCGTGAACAAGTATTACATATTAAGTTCTTTTTGCTGTCGGAGTACTTTATGTCGTATATGATATCATGTTCTCTCTGTAAATTTTGCCAGGCTTTTTCTATGCCAATCTCAAAAACATTTCCGTAGTCAGTCTTACCCTCTGCATCATCACAACACAACACTGTCTGACCGCCTACTAGAACTTCCATCTGTCGAAGTATACGTCCACCACCCATTGCACACCCTTGCATGTAATTTTTTTCATTTATTACAGCATTGTATGGTTTAGTCCAATCACCATCCCCGTCACCCATTCTATTTTCAACCCAGTTGTGTTTGGATTTCACTTTTCCAAGTGTAACATCCTGATATTCTTTAATAACTTTGGCACTTGCAGTTGCTGATTGTACTTTGTGTTTGATTCCAATTCTTATTCTTTTAGAAATCTCTGGGTAATTGTCTTTTACGAATTTTAGACTTTCTAGTGTTTTAGTTTTTTTAATCTTCATGAATTCCCACAGTTCTTCTTCTGTGTGTCCGATAACACTCATGTGGATATTTCCTGTTAAGTGTATGTACTTGTTTAAAATTTCACATTGTTTTTTAGTAAACGATACACCGTTAGTGCAAAGACCAATTTTAATTTTGTAATGATTACACAGTTCCATAATGTATTCTAAATTAGGTTGGACCAATGGGTCGCTGTACCTCCATGGGCTTACAGCACAAGTGTAATCTTTCACTTGATATTTTTTTATAAGTGACCCGTAGTCGTGTAACAATGATCCTATCTGCTCCTGACTCATTGCTTTACCATGATATGTTTTATCTTCACTCAACGTGGTGTATGGACAGCAAAAACATTTTGCGTTGCATAAGTTGATAGGTTCAAATGCTATTGATGTAGGTAGTGGTATCGGTCGGTATATCATTCTTTCACCATTATGTAATCTTGATTGAACACTTTATCTATACCTTTACACGCATAACCCCAGGCTTCTAGTAGTTCTTTTGCGTCAGTGTTTCCTTTATTTTGTTCTACAACAACAACAGGACAATACTTTTTAATTGTGTTTTCAGATCCTTGTATTGCTTTGAGCTCGTAACCTTCTATATCGTATTTGATAAATGTAACATTTTCTAAGTTGAATGAATCTATAGTTTTTATAGATACTGCAACACCGCCACCATCTTTTATCCTGCCTACTTTATGGCTTGTTGTAAATGCTGTTCCCTCTTCATGACCTATACCGCACACGTGATACGTAAATTTATTCATGTCGATCACATTTTTCTCAAACATTTTTTTCTTGTCTCGGAAATCAAAACAGTGTATGTGTGTGAAATCTTGTTCCATCTCCCTTGCAAACCCGCCTTCTCTACAGCCAACATCTATGCCAATTCCGTTTTCTTTCACATATGGTTTTGCCAATTGGAACGTGTGATTCCATCCTTCGATCTTTTTAGGGATTTCGGTTGGCGATCCTAAAAAATTAGTTTTTGTTTGCATAGTCATTTAACCATTTTTCCAAAGCCGGACCGTCCAACGGTTCCGGGGTAAGCCATTGTTGAACTCCGGACGTTGATGCCCATTTGCCACTTGGCATCTGCCATGCATTGTGTTTGGGTTCTTCCGTGTGTCTACCCACCATATATCTCCTTGTGCCGGGACCGTATGGTTTGATCTCGGATTGCACAACAATCAGGTCTAATTGTTCGATCCACTCTAGCATCCTAGTCTTGTGATTCTTTTTCTGCATAACTTATAGCAATAGTTATCTGAATTTTTCTAGCAGATCTTCCCACTGATTATTTGTCATATCTATCTGCACCAATGGATGACGTATGTATTTTCTTTCTGTTTGAACAAGTTTGATATTTTTTGATTTTGTAATTAAGAACGTGTTTGGTAGGTAAGTCAGTTGTTTATCATCTATATGCACATAGGATCGTGTGTTATCTGATCGTTCTTTGAAAAACCACAAACACATAATCTCCTTGTCAAAATCTATTTTAGAAAAATCATCTTTTACTTCAAACCCTAGTCTGTATTTTGAATCAAAATCCTGCCAGGTCTGATGATCAATATTATTTTGATTTTCGTATAATTTGTCGTATTCTTTGGTGTCGAATACAGTCTGTGTGTAGATGTGTACTACTGGATCTTCGAAGTAATGATTTGGTTTAAGTTTTCCCCAATTCATTATGAGCTGAACAAGTTGATAAGTTCTTTCTTCCAATCATCACTGTATTCACAATTTCTATAACCATCGAACCATGGTCCTCCTTCTGTGTAGTGTAATATTTTGGGAATACCATCCTTCGGCTCTTTGTACCAATCAACCAACCAGTTATATTCTAGTGGCAAAGACCCTATCTCATTATCTTCCAGCCAACTGAATCTATGTAGGAACTTTGGCGACTCTTCGTTTAGCAGTTCGGGGGTTAGTATTTTATTCTTAGGATGTTCACAATTCCATAACACCATGCTTGACCAGTTTTTTCTTGGATACACAGTTTGTGTTTGTCCGTCCATTTTTGTTGTTTCTTTTGGCGTGTAATCGTGTTGCACAACGACCGCCGCTTTACTTGGGTCGCAATATTTCACAAGTTCGTGGCTTGGTATCTTCCAAAGAAAATCACAATCACAGAACACCGCCCAACCTTTGAAGTCATTCATGTAGGGCACGAAGAACCTAGTAAACGTGAACTCTGTTGATGCCAACTTGTCCATAGGTCTAGTGTAAAGTCCTTGGTCTCGCATCTGTTTTTGTTTAAGGGGAATAACTTCTGCTGATGGATCTCTACGCTTGATGCTGTGTTCACAAACCTGGTATGCTATGTCTTCTCTGCTGTCGTGCCCTACGTAAATTTTCATTTTTTTCCTGATAATATTTCGTGTATTTGTTTCCAATTACTTACACGGATAATGTCAGGATGATTAAGATCTTGATTGTATGGGTGGTCTATTAATATAGGCTTTAAACCGTATTTGAGCCCGGCTACAGCGTTCTTCGGCTTATCCTCGACCCAATATAGCCCGGTATCATGAAACTCCGCCAATGCCGAATCTTTGTCTGCTCCCGTGCCTAATATGAGATAATTTTTAAAAATATGATCGCCAAACAGTTCACCTAGTCTTTTTTTACGTAGTTCCTGTGCCGGTACGTCTGATGTCTGTGACGTTATTGGTACAAAAGTCCAACCCTCTGCCGCTAAAAGTTTTACCCATGTTTGAGATTCGTACATGGGTCTTTGTGTCCCCATCCAAGCACTCCTGTTGAACTCTCTGATCTCTTGTCTAATTGTGTCCTTGCTAACTCCAAACCTATTGGCCATTTCGTAGTCATTGTACATGTCTGGTAACTGTTTGTATGGATAATGTCTTACGCCTTTATCATCAAAGTAAGATCGCAACGACATCCATTTCATAAAATGATGTTCCCATTCCAGCAACACACCGTCTACATCTGTGAGTATTATTCTATTATTTGATATCGGCATCTTCCATTCCTGCTACTCTCAGTTTAACAATGTTTGTTATCTGCCATTGTTTCTGATCTAATCCTTTGGTGATGCCTAACCATTGATTACGTATTAATGCAAAGTCATTAATAATTTTATCCATGTCTACAACATCGTCCTCGCCGTCCACATATTTTTCTGCATCTCTGCTTGATAGTGCTCTGTTGTAATTTTCTAAATACTTTCTAAAAGTTTTGGATCGTAATCTACGTAATTCTATGTTTAGGTATTCTAGTATTGCTTCTAGTTGTTGTAGTTGGCTAAATCTTTCTTCCACTATACCTGGTAATGAGGCACTTGCTCGTTCAAGATTACCGTATATCTTACACTGCTTTCTTGCGTCGAGTAATTCCTTGTCAAAGTATGCTACGCAGTCTGGTATCTTGTCTAGATTCCTGCTAACTTCGTTGTACCAGTTTATCATTCATCAGCATCGCCGTAGCCCATGTCGTCGGAATCTTCCTCCTCAAACACAGTATTAACGGCTTCCTCTAGTTTTGGATCAAGCTCTGCAGATCCTTTGAGTACGTCATGCTCTACACCTATGTCTTCCAGACTTTTAATAAAGTCAATAGCACAGTCTAGTTTCTGTCTTTCGGGTACGTAATGGATAATTGAATTCCACAATCGTTCAATGTCAGCGTGATCAAAATCTATCATTATTACTTTTCTTCTTTGATTGTCTCTGCTTTTTTAGTTTTTGCTTTAGGTTTTACGTCAACTTCAATGGGAGCATCAGTGTCTTCCTTTTCAGCAAAGTCTGTATCCTCTTTGAAGTCTGCCATTAGCATATCTAATTTATCACCTATCCATTGTTTTCTAAAGTCGATATGTTCTTTACCGGCTTTGTCAATGTATTTCAGTCTGTTTCCGGTCTGCACTAGCACACCCTTCTTCTCAAATAGGTCAACTAGTCCACTGTATGGGTTCATTCCTGTTTCGTATGGAATCTTGACCTGTACCGATTCAAAAGGTTTGGAGTATCTTGTTTTCATAACTTTACAAGCGGCTCTTATACCTCTAACATCTGTAACTTTGTTACCGTCTAGATCTTCTTTTAATTTAAGTTTCTTCATTGCAATAACAATTGAACTTGCATAGATAAATCCTTGTCCACCTGATATCTTGTCATCTGGATCGAACATGTCCTGTGATGCGTAAGTATGGTTGGTTGCTATAAGCCCTACGTTCCATGAACCAAACATGTTAACACAGTTTCTCACAAGTGCCGTTAATGCCTTAGGTTTTCTACCTAGGTCACCTTTCATGTCACCTGCTTCAAACTGATTAACGTCGGTTGGTGTAAGCATCATGCCTAAACTGTCTATAACAAATAGCACTTTAGGTGCACCTTCTTTGTCATCTGCATGTTGCTCTTTGTAACCCTTCATGAACTCTGAAATAGTTTTTGCTACGTCATC